GGCTGTTGCTGTACTGGCAGAATGCAAGAAGCCCACCAGATATTCCGAGCCTTCCGGTATCGGTGGCATGGGAATATCTGGCAGGCTCAGGACTACTTCAGGCGCTTCAGATTCATCCGTATCTGAGTCGTCGTCAATTTTGTTTTCTAATCGCTCTAAAGAGCGATTATTTGCTTGCGCTATTTGCTCATTACGTGTAATCTTATGTCCATCGGGGACGCTATTTGCGTATGCATCCTGACGAACATAGAGAACAAGGTCTGAAACTACTTGGCGATGAAATTTTCAACGTCACCAAGATATTCGTCAACTTGGTTACGAATCCACGACATCTTGACATCACTAAGCAATGCACGGAATTGCGATTCAGTCTTAACAGCTTCACCGTTGTATGGCAAGTTGTCGGAAGTAATGCAACAAGCTACCAGCAACTCGATGCCTTCTTCTTCTTGCTCTGCTGCTGTGGCAATTTTCTTACCACGCTTCAAAGCACGATTGCGCATAGCTGCTACAGCTTGACGATAAGCACGGCTGGAAGTGGACGAGATGGTGATGGTAACTGGCTGTGTTCCTGCATCATCAGCGAACAACAGATCACCAGTTGCAGGATGCTTCAGTTGAAGCGGGGTAATACCTTGTTCTTGAATAGCCAGTGCGTTCAGGTCAAATGACATGTTAATTCCTTATTTTGGTAGGTTATCCCTTACGGGAGTTTGCCGAATGGCGTTTTGAGCAATATACTTGCCTCGGTTTGATGTAGTTGAATCTTACCATGAAAGCTTGATTTTGTCAATATTGTGTGCTACAAATGAAAAAGCCCACCGTAAGGTGGGCTAGTTATTATGCGGTAAGATTTGTTGCAATTATGTCATTGTCCAAATCTAGCGTGATGTCAAACGTGGTGATTTGATCCACCGTGCCAACACCGATTGGAGTACCAGAAGTCTGCGCAGTGAAGTAGTAAATGCTGCCAGATTGTGTTACCAGCTTGTACGAAGACGATATGTCAGAGTCGCGGGCTGATTGAACAGCAATTTGACCGGGATCAGTTGGCGAATACCCTGCCTTGATTGCCATCGTTCCATTATCATAGGAACCTTTGCGCTTGACTACCGCACGACTGCCAAGCGGTGCAAACTTAGTCACCGTGTAGACTTTACCGATTGTACCCAAGTCAGTTACTTCAGCCACAGGCACATAAGTCAGTGCTGCAAAGCCAGGTACGTCATACGTAGCTGGCAGGGTTGTCAGGCAGATCGAAATGGTACTACCCGCACTTGTGCGAACCTTAGAAGTTGTCATTATTTATTCCTTTATGTTAAGATGCCTTGTGGCGGGGTGATTATTGGATTACTGATGCAAATACACCAGCGGTTGTCGAAGTAAGGGTAACAGCACCTTGCAAATACGCAGCAATTGCATCCAAGTTGATACGTTGTGTAGTTCCAGCATTAACAACGATTGCTTTACCAGCAGCAGCATTGATAGTCAGTCCACCTGTAGGCAGGGAGCCTGCCCCAACCACTGCTAATGTTGCGCTTGATGTTGAGCCAAGCAGTGTTACAGTGACAGAACTGCCGGAGCTGTTCTCAAGGTCCATTTCTTGACTCGTACCTTGAACATACGCAAGAGTATCAGGGCCAGTCGTCAATGTGGTTTTTGTCAAGACGTATGGTGCAGACGTATTGCGTGGTGTGATTACGATTGTTGCCATGTTGTATTCCTTTGAAATTATGCCTTGCGGCTGTTAAATTTGAACTAGCTGAATAACTATACTTCCACCCTATACCTGCCAGTGATAGGAATCATCACAGAAGCATCTACAATCAACGCAGGGCCATCGCTTAATGGTTCGTCTATACTCACCGTGCCAATCTTCGGAAGCACCGGGAAAGCTGCTATAATAGCGTCTACAGTGGCATCCAATCCACCGAGTCCAATATTAAGTGGGCAGTAGCAGTTTATCTGGAATATGCCACGTGTTCGGTAGCCAGATGCAGAGACATTCCTGTTCAGGGATGTGCTTGTCAGGAAGAATATCTCAAGGAAGTTTCCGTCTACTGGCTTTATAAATGTGATATTCTCATATGCCACAGGTAAGGATAGTGTTGCTGCTACAGCAGCAAGTCTTGACTCAATCTCGCTCCTTATAGTCATCATTCTCCTATTTGTATTTTGATATTACCTCGATCATTGAATTGCGGATCATCGCATAAGGCCCTACCCGGCCCGACCACGTTGGGGACATCCAGCCAGTAACTTCTGCTAGGTAGCCATATGGTACAGAGTTTGTAAGGCTTACAGCCCCATCTTTTCCGTTGAACTGCTCTGTCGTCCTAGCCAAGCCAGCTTGAGATAAACTCGCAATCCCGGACTCGTCAAACGACAGGGAGTAGCTTGTATTGTAGTTGTCTACACCCTCACCATAGCACCAATTATTTTTCAACTCCCCTCGCTTATTTGCAAGAGGGTCTTGGTTCACAGGAGTGTTTTCAACAATCGCTGAAAATAGCTCTTGGGATATGGCTCCTATTTTTACGTTGATTCCAGCCTGCAACTTATCTGCTGATATTTTTACTGAATCTGCGAAGCCCACACAGCCTCCTTGTAGCTGACATTATAGCACCAGCCAGCCATACTGTCAATTATTCGCGTATGAATAGCTGGTACACAATTGATACAAGACCGGACGGATTAAGCTCTTTAACCGTAACTATCGAGTATTTACGTCCAGTATAAATAAGAGAGTCAGTCTTTGGCACTGGCCTTGGTAATAGTACGTTACTTGTCATGTAAATCTCTTTGTCTCCACTCCGTATAAGCGTATTCCCTTGCCCCGCATCACCATCTTTCTTTTGAGGAAAGTCAAACGCAACTAGCGATACTGGATATGCAGTTTGTGTTGCAGTTGCCGTACCTACTGAGGGGTCATATACCCCTACAGCGTTATGAATAAACTGTCCCGGCCCGCCATATCTGGCTATCATCCTAGTAACACTGGCAAGGATTCCGTCATAAGCTCCCATGCAATCTCCTTAGAAGAAGTTCTGTGGCTGACCCCAACCAAAGCCTGCTGGATAGCTTGTCCAACGCATCTGTTGGCTCTGTGTTCCGTAGGCATAATTCTCTGTCCAGTCTTTTTGAAATTGTAGCAATGGCGCGAGTATCGTATTACCCCATTCATCCACGATTGGGGGCGTATATGGCAGCGGGCTTATGTCAAATGTCGCCGGATTGAGTATAGTAGCTTTTACAAACGCCATATAGTTATTGAAATAGTCTGCCCCAAATACCTCTATTTGGGATAGCTTTTCATGAACGCTACACGTCAGCATTCCAAGAATATACTGGCATATGGTTACGGCTGCGCGAGGCAAATATCCATTACAGTCAGTAATAGTCTGTGTGTAGACAATATCTGGAAGCAAAGGTAAATCTGATGCATCACCAACACGTAGCCTTACTCTGCCTACATCTGTTGTGAAATCTACTGCCACATATCCTCCCAGACTCTGTTACCTTTTAGCATATTTTCCTTTGTTGTTATAACTTGAAGATTATCTGCACAATGCAAGCCACAGACGAATTTAGATTTAAGCGGTACGCTGTGATCTACTTGCCACTTAATACCAGTAACTTTGGATCGTAGTCTTGCTAGCCTATATGTCTCCGCTACTGCGAACGTATCAAATTCATCAGAGGCCCATGCAGGTGTCGAAACCTTTACCATAAGCTTTCTTTTCTTACCGTTCATGGCCCAAGCCTGTGGATTGTCTTGCCTCCAAGCTTTGATGTTTTCTTTTACTCTGCCCTTGTTGGCGATTACCCATGCTCTACTTAGTTCTCTGACTTTAGAGCTATTTATTTCTCTGTACACCTTTAGGTATGCTGGTCTACTAGCAATATACGCGATGCGTTTATCCTTAGAAACTTGCGCAGCAAGTTCATCAGCCTCTTTGTCTCTCCTACTTAACCTTGTAGCACGTTTAGCTGCATTCTTACACCCCTGCAAGACCAAGACAATCCATCAACACGCCTAGTATCTGTGCAGAATTCAGAGTCATCTTTAGCCTCTTTACAACTTGGACAAACCTTACACATATTTCTCCTTATTAAAATACCCTTTAGTGTTACACCAAAAGGTATTTATATCAAGAGGCTGGTATTTATCCAGCAATCTTAAAGCCTACATATTAGGTAGACGATGTAGCACGAACAACCAGCAACGGCTTCAACAGAGCAGAAATTTGGTTGCTTTCCGACTCGATTGTGTACGCAGTCCCGTTAGGATTCATTTGTTCAAAAACGTAAACTGGCTCACCGAGAGTATTGACAATACCAAAACGATTTGCTGGAGCAAAGTATGTCTTGAAGAAGTCAGTGCCTGTTGGCAAGAAGTAGCAATCAGCAGCAGGAATCAACAGATTACCGGCCAGCGTATCGCGCATTTCAATGAACGTCACGCCTGCATGCACGAACATACGATGCATAGCCAGAGTCGAAGTCTGCCCACTCAACACACCCAAATTCTCACGCAGTGGCGATTGGGTCGAAGAGTAATACTGGTATGCAGCACGAACCAGCGGATGTGCAATCAGCTTACTGAAGAATGTCGTTCCGCACAGGCCAACGATGCCGGTCATGTTGACGCTACCGGAGTTATCTTGAATAGCAGCAATTGCCAACTGCGTATTTGCAACAGGGTCAGATGTTGAAGTTGCAAACAAGAAGTCGATAGCTGCAGGACGAGTAGTTTGAGTGAACTCTTGATACCAGTCTTGTGTCACTGTACCATTTGGTGCATACACAGTGCCATTGACAATGGAATAAGCACGAGCATATTCAAGCGTCCAAGCGTGGTTCTGAGCGATACGTTGTAGCTTGCGGCCACGAACAGCGTCCAGAGTTTCAGCTTCGGTTGCCGATCCGTAGGCACGTTTGCCTTGGATGTCTTGCGGATAGATCGCGTCTTCCATTGGGAAGTGGGGAACATTGAACGAATGGATTTTACGAGTAAAATCACGACCAACATTAGAGCGGGTACCACGAACGACATCAACAACCAATGCACCGTCACGGATCACTTCTTCAAATTGAACGGTAAATTCTGCAACAGACTCTTGTTGAAAGATTCCGAGTGCGTTAATAGTACCCCATTGGTTAGGGATGATGTTAAGTTCTTCAGTCCAATCACTGACGGTAAAGCCATTTCCAGCAAAGTCACGAGTAATCATTTGTGTATTTCCTTTATTCTATTGAGAGGGATTTGAGGAATAGGAACCATCCTATCCCTCCGTAAGTTTGATTAATTCGATTGCTGAACCAGAATACCCTGAGCTTCCAGCGATGCATATGCACCAGTTGTCAATGCACCAGCAGTGAACGATGCGTCCAGCTTCAGAGCTTGTGCCGACACCATGATCTTGCCGCGTGTGATGGCGAGAACAGGAGTGTCAGTAGCTGCAACCAGAGTGACATCATTGATCGAACCGAAGCTATTACCGATGTAGATAGCTGCAGGTACTTGGGAGCCGTCAACAGCAGTTTGAACACTGACGATGTACTTACCAGTAGCAGTAATCTTACCAAGCACTGTACCAAGCGTGTAGGTAGGTGTGCCAGCTTCATGGGCTGTTACCAGATCAGTGTGGAACTCAAATTTTTCCGGCGTGTCGGACATCTTTACCAGAGCCGAAAGACGTGCGTATTGGCTTTCAATAGCGAGAACAGTCATATTTATTTCCTTTTACTTGTTAGTGGATTATTTAGCTGCAGGTTGATACTGCGCTTTTAGGTATTGCATAACACCATTTTCAGCTTCTGCTGCAAGCTTGGCTGGATCAGCAGAGCCATCCACACCTACTTCTTTGAACAGCAGAGACTGTGCTTCAGCAGTTGCTGTAGTAGTCATTGCTGCTGTAACTGCGTCGAATGTCGCATCCGACATTTCAGCCATTGCTGCCATCAGGGAGTCAGCTTTAACTGTTCCGACTGCCAGTACAACCCTCTCTTTACGGGAGGCCATCTTAGCTGCATGTGCTAGTGCATCGGCTGCAGCTTTTTGTTCAGCGAATGCCGATAATGCTGTAGTCAGCTCTGCCACTTTATTTTGTGATTCTGCGAACTGCACAGTGAGGGATTCAAAAGAAGCCTGCAATGTTGCCAATTCTGCTGCGTCTGCTTTAACAGCAGTTACCATGTCTACTTCCTTCACTGTTTCTGCTTTCGCAGGGATTGGGGTCATTCCCAAAATTCGTTGTAGCGTACTTTTCAAGATCGCTCCTTATAGAGTTTGTATGTAGCTGGCGAACTCTTCATTCGTCATCACAGAGTTGATAAGCCCAAGTGCAAGTGCTTTCGGTGCCGGGAATACTGATGCCTCTGTAGCTTCGATATCTTCAACAGAGAGGCCAGTGTATGTTGATACGTGGTTACAGAATTGAACATAAAGTTCGTCAACTTGTTCTTGCAAGTCACTAAGAAATTTATCTGTAAAGTCACCGTTTGCATCAAATGGAATCTTGTTAGCACCGGCTGTTACAAATGTCCGTGTGATACCGGCTTGAGCAATAGCTTTAGAGTTGTTTAGCAAAGCCACAAGAACACCAATGCTTCCAACTTGTCCTTGTGGATGGGCGATTACTTCATCAGCTACAACAGCCAAGGCATAAGCAGCAGATGCTGCACAATCCTGTACGTATGCAATAATGTACACACCAGCATCGTCGGCCATTTGCCGCATAGCGTTTGCAGATTGGAAGCAATTAAATGCCTCTCCTCCACCACTTGAAACGTCTAACACTAGTGTAGTGCAACCTAGCTCAATAAGGTCAGACGCTTGGTCAAGAATCCCTGCATAGCTAGTACCTGTGGCCCCGCACATTGACACGATTGGCTTGTTTGTCAAGCTGCCGTGGATGTCAATTAAGCCAACCTTACCTGCTATAATCGTTGGTGCAACGTCAGAAGGGTCTGTATCGTCATCACCATCGTTGTCCATTACATCTAACATACCCCTGTTGCGAAGTTCAAGGTATGTTGAGATGGTGCTGAACGCATGGGCCGAAATAAGGTGTGGCTGAAGATACAGCTCAGAGGCAAGCCTGTGAACAGGCCGTTGTTTTTTCATATGAGTCCTTTATGCGGCATTATCAGCATTCTTCGCTGACTTATCCTGTTTGCTAGATTTTCCACCGATATTGGCAGTACCTTCACCAGACTTTCCAACTTCCATACCATCACCACTTCTGGTTGTTGCTGCAGATAGATCATCTGGATTAACTGGTGCATCGTCAGCCAGTGGTGCGATGCCCATAACTGTTCTCACCTTATTAGGCACTGGTCTATCGACTTCAACAAGTCCTACAGAGGCTGTACGTTGAATAAATTTGCTAAAAGCTTCAGTATCTATGTCAACGATGTCACCAAACTCAAACGTTGGCAGGTTGCTTGTGTCCCAGCCGTTAAGCTGGAATATCTGCACCATAAGATCAGAATTTAAGACATCCCGGATTTCATTCAACCTATGTTCGATTGCAATAGCAAGCAAATTGGTCTGTGCATTTTTAATTGCAAAAGAGCCTTGCGTGTCAGCTATTGACGTGATAACATCTGCGGATAATGCGACAAGTATGTCCGTTTGCAACGCCTTAATAATAGCCAACAAGTCAAATTTGCTCTGGCCTTTGGCTTCCAGCAAGTCGAACTTGAACATTGGGATTTTGTTCTCGTCAACGTCAGATGGCATGATGATGCCGCGCTGTGTTCCTGTTGCTACGTTGTTGACAAGTGTCTGATATGCCAGATAAGCTGCTTGATCAGCAGGGCTTGCATTGGCATCCATTAGTTTGGCTGGTAACTGGACAATAGGAATAGCTGCTAAATCTTTAGCTACGCCAAGGAACATCTGATCTTTAATCATTGTCAATTGCTTATACGGCAGGTACACCGACTTCAGGATGCTCTTTCCTTCTGGATTACCCTTGATACTGTCAGCAGAGAACAGGAGGAATTTTTCACGCGGTATTGTGAGCAATCCGTTCGGGGCATCGATTTCTAGTTGATACCGATAACCGTTTTCCATGTTTCTAAGGCTTTGCCCAACGCTTACAAGCTCACGACCGTCTGATGTGAAGTTCCAATGCCGGATGGTATCACTTCCGCGTGTAGCAAATTTACGGATACCTACGAAGCCATCATTATACTTGCTACCATTGCGTGTCAGACGCCTACGGAATACTTTTTCTTGAATAGAAAAGCCGAAGCGGAGATATGGCAGCACTTCAGAAATAAATTGATTCCAAGTAATCTCCATATCAGCCATACACTCTTGTACAAAGTTTGCACGTTGTTTATCTGTAACAGATGCACCCACAGGAGGCTTGACAGTCCACTCAACACGGGTTATCATTTGATTGTACGTGTTGAGGACAGCAGAGATGGTTGGATCGGTTGACATTTCGTCTACCGTTTTAAGATATGCTGGATAGCGAAAAACGCGGTTCGCTTCCTCTAGTATCTGCCCATTAAGTGTCCGAAGCCCTGTAAAGCCAACCTCAGCAAAGTTCGTTCTTGGTATTACTGCAGCAGGATCGGCAGCTAAACCGGCCCTGCTTTTATTTTTAGCTGCCATTTACTATCCTTCTCGGTTATGTGGAGATTATACACTGATAACTTCTTGTTGTCAACTTTTTGCAACATTCACTGAAGCCGGGGCACCGGACTAACCTGGGATAGGTTAGGAACGCATATTGACGGTATTGTAACTTGCCTTGCTAGGGTATTGAAAACCGAGCTTGTGGCGTCAACTTGGTCGTCGTGATTTTTTCTGTCGCCTGTGAATGAACAAACCTCGTCTAAGTAATC